CTATAATGATTTCACCCTTCTTATAATCAACACTTCCAAACGAATCGGATAATATGCTAATCTCAGTGTCAGAAGTAATTTTGAATAAGAATAAAGTACCCTTATCAGTCCCTTCTATAACACTATCTGAGAAATAAACTGTACCTTCAATACCAGATACTGTAAATCCAGTAGACTTGATATTGTAGTTACTTTCTCCACGATAAAATTCATTATCAAAACATAACTCGTATTGAGCCCATTGATCTATTTGTGCTTCAAGATTTCTTCTTATTCTTACAGTAGTAATGTTTGATGTGATAGAGTTACTAACATTATCAATCATTGCCTGTACCTTACTATACTTAAATCTACCTCCAAACTTATTCAATTCCATCCCAGACGCAAATGTAGTAAGAGAAGACATAACTTCACTCTTCAAATTCTCCTTATCACCTACAAAGTTTGCGTTATAGTACACATAACTATCAATTTCAACATACAAAAACTTCAGATCTATCAACTCAGGAACAATTCCTGCTACAGAATAACTTTTTAGAGATCCTAAAATCTGTTTTTTAGTAAACTCAGATAAGAATGAACCATTTTTAGGTTTAGAAGCGATATAAACCCTACCATATTTCGGTGGATCTAGTTCTTCACCACCAAATGCACTTATAGATTCAATATTTGGGTACACTGAAGGTATAATTGCTTCATAATCAGACGCTGTTACTGCTCTATGCTGTGCAGAATACACTCTAGGAGCGTAATAACGAAGACTTCTAATGTCTTCTATCTCATCACCGTTCTCAGATGGGAAGTTGGGAGTGATAACAGAGAAATATCCTGATAAATCTGCTCCATCTTGGTCAATAATAGTACCTGAAAATTTCAATGCAGATACACCATTACCATCTTTACCTTCTGTCTTGATGTAACTAATATCTACTACATTACCATTGGTCAATTTCTTACCAAATATACCATCGCCAAATAAAACTTCATATTTCTCATCAGTAGTTTCCTGAATCAAAAAGATGTTAGATGTTGAAGTGATACCAATAATATTATCTACCAACTTATACTCAGTTATTGTTGTACTAGCATTACTTTCTCTAATGTTTACTCTAATAGTAGATGTATCTACACTATCATTTGGAAGAACGAAACGTTGATTGGGTTGAGAATCATTTACAACAAATTGAGTCTCTAAGAACTGACCCTGATATATGTCTATCGTACCTTCAGAAACACCATTGACAGAAGCACTAGTAACCTTTTCTGGTATAGAAAATATATAATTGACATCATTCACTCCACCATTAGCTATAACACCTGGTTGAAATGTAATAGTAGTAGCAGATGTACTAATACCTGTTAGGTTGAATGTTGCTGTTGTAGTTGATGCTCTCTTCGATCTTGGAACATAACCAATATTACGTGCAAGAGATACAACGTTCTCTCTAAGAGTTGCTGAGTCAATGAAAGTCTCATTGACAACCATGTTTGTATTATATGCAGTAAGATATGAATTATACGCTAATAGATTTACAATAACAGATAAGTTAGAACCCTCAAAGTCCATATCTGAGAAGTTTGAGTTTTCTCTCAGATAGTCTTTTATCGAAGATTTTATATCCTCAAAATTTAAATTGGTAAATTGCTGTAGTGCCATTATAGCCTTGTAGGTTCTAGTACAAAGGTGATTGACTGAGTAGGTGCTGACAATCCAACTAAGTCATAATTTATAGTAACTTCTAAAGAATTATTATCTGGATCCGAATTTACCTCTACATCTTGTAAGGTTATTCTAGGTTCCCAGTTAGATAATACTAACTCCACTTCAGTTTTTATTGGATCAATAAACGTATCATCAGCTAATTCAAACAAAGCATCAGTAACTCTAGTTCCCAATAAAGGATTGAAAACAGTTTCTCCAACATGAATACGCACTAAATTTTGAACTGAACGCTTTATAGCATCTTCGTTCTTCAGTGCAGGAATATCACGAGTAACAGGGTGTTTGCTAAAGGACAATGAAATGTCTTTGAAACCTTGAGAAAACCGTTGTATGGCCACTAGTTGTTACGATCTCGGTTTATTTAGTTCTATTTAGAGCAAAAAAAAGACCCTCTATTGAGGGTCGTCTTCATAACCGAGGTATTTGACTTCTATTTCTTCGGGATGGGGAAACCCAGTCTTATAGAATTCATCAGCTAATTCTTGTGTAACGTCTAGCATTTCATCTTCTGTTATTTGAGATAAAACCCTTTCCCCACTGACGTATATATCATACAAATCCATACATCCATGGCATGTTTAACTGTATCTATATAATTCTTGTTTTCTCATGACCTACACGACACTGAGGATCACACCATATTTCGAACCCTGCCTTGATAGCATCTAAGCAGAAAGAAACATCTTCTCCGCACATATCCTGAACTTCACCTGAATCAAACACCTGCATCTGAGGTGCAAACCAAGGATAAGTCATTTCCTTATGTTCAAAGACTCCATGCTTGATAAGTAACCAACCAAAACCTGCATAGTCTACAGTAAATGGTTTACGACGTTTTTGAATACCGTCTACCATTTCATGATTCATTACCCCACCATTCTCTTTGAAATCATCTTCTTCCAACCAATGAGCAACGGATGTTGTTTGACCGTCTTCCGTAGCATACCAACCGCCAGCAATATCTTTGTCCATTGCAAGTACACGATAAAATGACTCGTTGTTAAAAACGATGTCGCTATCGATCCATAATTGATAGTCATACTTGAGTTTCCCGTCCCATGGTAATTGATCTGGTCCTCTCAAAACATTCGCACCTAAGCACTTACAACGTGCAAAGTTTACCATAGATGAATAGTCTTGAGATATTTGTATACTTGCACCATTTTGAACTAGTTCAAAACAGAGAGATACAAAATTCTTTAGAAAGATATACGATACTTGTCTACCTGGTAAACAAAAGACTATGCTCTTTCCTTGGAGCTTTTCCTTTGCTGCTTGTAAATCGAAATCATCTTTCTTGTCAGTTTTAGGTGGAGTACTTACCACCTTGAATCCTTTAGCCATACTATTTTGGGTTGCAATCCAAGTTCATTATATCAGATTATATATGTTCTATCAACTCCTGCACTTTATTTGCAATCTTTTGATGACCTTTAGCAGAAGGATGACCACCTCGTACACCTTGAGCATAGTGTTGAGGATATTGTCTCATCAAACCTAATATCTCCATATTCAACATGGTACGTGGTATATCCTTACATAACTTTCTCCAATGACCATATCCCTTATCAAACATACGGTCAGGAAAGCGAATAGCATCATCATAATGATCTGCTATCAAAGCAATATACTTCTGACCACTATTCTTACAATAAGAATCCCATAGAAACAAGTTCTTCCACAAGTTCTCTACACCAATCTGATCAGTGTATACATCCTTGTAATATACTTCTTCTTTTTTAGTTCTTATCTTCTGAGGTGTTAGTCTTTCTATATTACCTTCTTCATCAAATAGTTCTAATCGTTGATGTACAGTAAACTGCATGACAACAATGTCTACAGACATCTTGCCTAACCAGTCTATTGTGTTTCTAACTATATGATCATTACTTACTCCACATTCCCCAAGATTGACGGATCTAGGATTGACTAAGTTACTGAAACGCTCATTTACACGATCCTGTAGTTCATCACCCCAAGTGATGCTACAACCACTAAACAATAACGACATTACATATTATACAGAACTAGTCTTTATATCGCTCTTTACTTTATTCTTGAATTGCTCTTGAACTAACCATCCACCTCTAGCACCAACAAATCCTGTAGGTCCTAATGTAGAGATACCAGTTCTTATAACACCAGCAGCAGTTCTATGGAAAGTAGTTCCTGCTCCTATTACATCGATAGGAACAGCCTGCAACATTTTCTCTGTACCTTTTTCGATAGCAACCTTTAGACTAGTTGCGTTACCACTCTGAAAAAGGTTAGGTAATGTACCACCAATACCGAC